CGCGTCTACCACAAGGTCGGCAACTCGGGGCGGACGTTCTGCAACGTCGGCGGCTTCTCCGCGGCCGATCCGGCCCCGGCGGCGAAGCCGGTCGCCAAGCGGACGCCGACGCAGAAGGCCGACGCCGTGTCGAACGTGCCCGACGACGACATCCCGTTCTGAGGAGCGACCCATGATTGGCATCGAGACGGCCGGCGAGTGGCCCACCGAGGCGGCGATCGAGCGGATCCTGTCCGCGACGAGCAGTCACGAGGCGGCCGGGATCCGGAATCAGGTCAGCATGGCCGCCATGTACCGGCGGCGACCGCAGGCGGACGCGGAGGCGTGCCAGGAGGCGTTCTCCGTCCGCTGGGGCCGCGAGGTGATCGACCAGAAGCTCGGGCCAATAGGCCCGCTGCACTACACGGGGGACTGAAATTGCCAGGCCGCTCCCGGCCGCAGGGGCTGCTCACACCGGCCCCGGGGAGAGCGCCGCCGGCGGTCGCGACAAAACACCGGCAGCTGTTGGCGTGCCCGCCTTTCGCACGGGTGACAGCCGGCCGCCCCACGACACGGGGCACCACACACGGACGACATTCCAGAGGCGCGTGCCGCTGGTTGATTGGGTGCAGTTTTTTAGAAGGAGATTGAGATGCAGAACGATCGCCCAAAGATCACGACGGTGATGACGTTGGTAACTCCGCAGCTCGCGTCGGAGTGGCTCGAGAAGAACAACACAGGCAATCGAAACATCCGAAAGGGTGACGTCGAAATCCTTCGTGCAATCATCGCGCAGGGCCTTTGGGAGCCGACCCACCAAGGGATCGGGTTCTACGACGACGGCACTGTGGCCGACGGCCAGCACAGGCTGACGGCTATCGTCCAGGCCGGGATTAGCGTCTGGGTGAACGTGACCACTGGCCTCCCAAGGCGAGCGATCCACGCAATCGATGGCGGGCTCATTCGAACGAACCTCGACCGTCTTCACTTTTCAGGTATCGACAGCGACACCCATCGGGTCTCAACGTGCAATCTCCTTATCTCGCAATACAAAACGGAGGAGGCTGGCCGGGAGAGGTGGAAGGTCGCGAAACTTCCGAGCAAGGAGTTTCAGGACTACTACCAGCTGTTCCTCGAGTCGATCGAGTTCGTCTTGTCATTCAAAAGGCCGGACAGGTTTCCGTCGCCTGCTACAGCTGCCGTCGCCAGCGCCTGGTACACGCAGGACCGCGACCGCCTGGCCGACTTTATGGTCGTGATGCAGAGCGGAGAAACGTCGAGCCCCAAGGACTCAGCGGCGATCCGGATTCGCGACCACATCAACAAAGGCAAGTACGGGGCCGGCTCACCGGCGCGAAACGACTTGTTCCTTCGGTGCTGCGGCGCTCTTCGGTATTTCCTCTCTGGGAAGCCAGTTTCGAAGCTCTACGCAATCTCAGACCATGCGTTCCCGTTGGTCGGCCCGCTGTCTTCTGTGAAGGGGGTCGGGTGAACATGAAGACAAAGCAAGGAGGCTACGAGATCACGGAGACCGGCCTCGTCGTCCGCGAAGGATGGACGCCGGAGCTGTGGGAGGCTGCGGGCCACGAGATCGCCCGCTACCAGAAGGGGCTGATGTGGCTGATAGGCGACTGGCTCAACGCTGGCGACCGTGAAGGCTACGTCGAGCGTGGCCGGCTGGCGGAGGCGTGCGAGCGGTTCGGGATCGCGTACAGCACGGCCGCACAAGCGACGAGAGTGTCTGCGGCGTTTCCGGAAAGTTGCAATCGATTGCAACATTTGGACTGGACGCATCACTACGTCGTCGCCAACCACCCGCAGGCCGGCGAGCTGCTGGAGTGGGCGGCGGAGTCGGGGGCGACGGTCAAGCAACTCCGCGAGCGGGTCCGAGAGATCCGCATCGCGGAGGCCCCGCCAATGCCTGACGGCGTCTATCGGGTGATCTACGCCGACCCGCCGTGGCAGTACGGCGACGCGCGGACGAACGACGCGCAGTCCGGATCGGCCGAGTCCCAGTATCCAACGATGCCGATCGACGAGATCTGCGCGATGCCGGTCCGCGACATGGCGGCGCAGGACTCGGTCCTGTTCCTGTGGGCCACGGCCCCTTGCCTGCCGGAGGCTATGCGGGTGATCGAGGCCTGGGGCTTCACCTACAAGGCACAGTTCGTCTGGGACAAGCAGAAGGGATTCAACGGGCACTACAACGACGTGAGGCACGAGCTGCTGCTGATCGCGACCCGCGGATCGTGCGTCCCGGCCGTCGACACGCTGGACCCGAGCGTGATCGCCGAGAAGCGGACCAAGCACTCGAAAAAGCCAGACAGGTTCTACGAGCTGATCGAGCGGCTGTATCCGCTGGGTGACTCGACCCACGTCGAGCTATTCGCGAGGCGGTCTCGCGACGGCTGGCAATCATGGGGGAATCAGGTCGATGCCGCTGCACGATAACTACACGGCGAACCTGGCCGAGGCGAAGGACTTCGAGGACTTCGTCTTCGACACGATGCTCCACGAGCGGAAGCTTGTTGCCGGAGGCTACAGGAGTAAGCACTACCAGGTCGTCCACGGCGAAAGCATGACAGGCGTCGAGGTGAAGCTGGACCGCGAGTTCAGGAAGACCGGAAACCTGTTTATCGAGACCATGGAGCGAGCGAACGTCAACGAGCAGATGTATCCGTCGGGCATTTATCACGACACGAACCCTTGGCTCTTGGCGATCGGCGACTACTCGACGTTCTGGCTGTTTGCAACACAGACGCTCCGCAACATCCACGAGCAGGCGATCTGCCGCGAGATCGAAAACAGGACGAACACGGGACGCGGTTTTCTCCTGCCGGTCTGCAAGGCAGACAGGCACAGTGCATGGAAATGGGAGGCATAGATGGCCGGTGAATGGATCCCCTACGACGTTTGCCTCCCCCAGAAGCCCGAGGTCCTCGAGCTCGTCGACACGACCGGCCTGCCGGCCGACCAGGTCGTCGGGCGGCTCCTCATGCTCTGGGGGTGGGCGGCCCTGAACAGCTCTGACGGCTCGGCCCGGATGTCGATCCGGCTCCTGTCGAAGGTCTGCGGGGGCGACGAGGCGTTCTGGTACGCGGTCCAGGACGTGGGCTGGCTCGTGATCGACGCGGAGAACGGGACCGTTGGTATCCCCGGATGGGATGCCAGGTTCTCGAAGGCCGCAAAATCCCGGGCTTTGGCGACGGTCCGCCACCAGGTCGACAAGTTGGGGGCGCGTGGCGCCCCCACTGGGGGCGCGTCGCGCCCCCACGAGGGGCGCGTGGCGCCCCCGGCCGGGGCGCGTCGCGCCAGAGAGAGAGGAGATAGAAATTCTTCTTCCTCCCCCGGGAGCGCTGCGCTCGGGGACGGGGACACGCCGGCCCCGGCGGGGCCGGCCGGCTGGGAGACGCTCCGCAAGGCCTGGGCGGCCGGGACGGGCCGGCCGTGGAAGCTGCCGGACCCGCCGGACAAGGTCGCCGACCGGCTCGCCGAGCCCGGGTGGTTCGAGAAGGCCCTCCAGGCGATCCGCGAGCTGCCGCGGTGCAGGTACTTCGCGGACCCGGTGACGCTGCCGCAGCTCGTGGCCCCCGGCTTCGTGGACAAGATCCTCGGGGGGCAGTTCGACAACCCACGGGCGGCCCGCGGCGGAGGCGGGGGCGGCTACCGCGGGCCCGAGGACCGGGGACCGCCCCAGGCGTTCACCGGCGACGACGCGGCCCGGTTCGAAGCCACGAAGCGGGCCATGGCCGCGAAACTGCGGGCGGAGGGGGCGGCATGAGCGAAGACCTGATACGCCGCCTGCGGCGGTGGACTCACGACGTGGACGCCGCGCCGGCGTGTGACCTTATGGACGAGGCGGCCGGCGAGATCGCAGACCTGCGGTTCGCCCTGCGGCAGGCGACTGACCGCGCTAGTCTCGCAGAGGTTAAATGCAGCCAGTTGTTGGCGGCTGGGAGGCTCACCGACGCGGAGCGGGAGGCGTTGCGGTTCGCCCTGAGTCGGCTCTACGGCACCCTGCGTGGCAACGAGGAGTGCGACCACGCCGACGCTCTGCAAGGGCTGCTGGAGCGGTTGAAGTGACACAGAACGCCAAAGATGAGCAGCGGCGAACCCATGACTGACCACACCGCAGGACAACGCGAGCCGTCTGCTCCATCGCGTGGTTCTCTCTGCATCCGCGACGCGCGTGAGGCTATGGGCGAGCCGCCTGTGCCGTGCGAAGGGCATTACTGCTACGGCTGCGGTCGAACTTTCTACTGCGGCTCAAAGCACGTCTGCTCATCACGGCCGCAGCGGTGTGAAACCGGCATTGAGCGGACGCCGACCACGTTTGAGCGACTTGCGGCTGGGATGAAGATGCTTGGGAGAGAGTGAGAGAACGCCCGCGATCACCAGCGGCGAGGAGGAGACGATGAATAACGAGAAGACGAATGACGAGCCGTCTGGTGCATCCGGTGGTTCTCGCGGGTCGTTTTGGCTCATTACGGTGGCGCAAGGCGACTGTCGCGGCTTCTCAACAGTCCCAATAGCACAGCATCCGGCCGACTACATATCAAAAAACGCAGGTGACTCGCTGATCTGTGCGATCCCAATATCCAGAAAGCAGTTCCTTGTCGCCAAGAGGGCATACGAAAATGGATAAGACTAAAGTGTTTTCTTGCGCGTTGGCAACGATTGCGATGTGTGTGTCAGTTTTTGCTCTGTACCGAGCGCATCAGTTTGATGCGTTTGCGTGGAGGCTGGTTCGTCAGAATAGCGGCACCAGCGAGATTGTTGTTGAGTATTTGGGCGAGGTACAGCAACTTCGCGACCGGGTAGAGCAACTTGAGCGCACCAAGAAGGAGAACACGGAAGATCAGGAGCATCGCATGACAGATTCAACTACACCGCATGACGACGCAGCGATGTCTCCTGCATCGGATGGTTCTGTTGTTGGCAAGCCGTCCGCGTGGGCCGCACTGCGAGAGAACGGAACCGTCTACGCCTGCCATGAGGACAGGGAGATGGTTGTTGCCGTTGCTGGCGACAGGAGAATCGTTCCGCTGTGGTTGCGGGCGAGAAACTCGTTTCTGTCACCAGAGCCGGTGGCCTATTGCGTGGAGACGGCATTGCATGGCTGGGAGATCGCCAGCCCTGCCGCAGCGGCGGAGGAGCCGGAACTTCACTGGAAAAAAATGGTTGTTCAGTGACAACAGAACCAGTGATTACACAGAACCGTATAACGTGCCGCCTCTGTCGCGGTACTCATAACGTCTAGGCGGTTTTGCCGATTATCGGCTGCATAACGTGACAGCTGCGCGGCCTGCTGGAGCGGCTGGGGCCCTAGACTCGCGCCCCCAACCTGCCACGATGCTCCCACGCGCCGCCGATGGACCGGCGGGCGACCTCGAGGACCCTACCCATGATCCGGATCCTGCTCCTGCTCGCCGTGCTCACCGTCGCCACCGAGGCCCGGGCCGAGCGTCACTACTCGCGGACGGTGGTCCGCACGACCGCCGCGGACGACGCGGCCTACATGGCCCGGACGGGGATCTTCGGCCACCGCGGGACCTGCGGGTGCCGGGAGGGGATCGGGTACGGCTCGACGCCCGAGCAGGCCCTGGCGAACTGCTGCTTCAACGACGGCCGCTATCGGATCCGCGAGAAGGCCGTGGTCCGCGGGGCGAACGGGCGTTTCTACGCCGTGATCCGATACGAGAACTGACTCGACACGCGACGGCCGCCGGGCTCGACACGCTCGAGCCCGGCGGCTTCGCCTCGCCACCCACACGGCAGACAATGCCCGCGGAGGACGCCGTGGTGGACATCGACAAGACCGAGCTCGCGGAGATGGCCGCCGTCGCGTTTCGCGTGACCGCGAAGGCCGACATCCCCGAGAAGATCTGGATCGACGGCTACCAGGGGACCGCCTTCCTCCGGGCGACCTGGTCCGACGGGATCACGGCGAAGCGGATCGACCAGCTCCAGGACCTCCAGCAGCTCGTCGCCGCCGCGTACCTGATCGAGGTCGTGGCCGTGGCCTACTGGGTCGACATGCCCTGGAGCGAGGTCGACGCCCGGGCCGCGGCGCTCCAGGCCGTCCAGTAGCCTGGACTCGTGGCGTGGACGCCGTCCAATCGCCGGGGCATGGACGCGATCACGTTCACCATCCCCGGGCCCCCGGTCCCGCAGCCTCGCCCCAAGATCTCCACCTGGGGAGGCCGCGGCCGGGCCTACGTCGAGAAGGACCACGCGATCCACGCCTACCGCCAGGCGGTGGAGCTCGCGGCCAAGATCGCGGCCCGAGGCGGCTGGGTGCGGACCGACGGGCCGGTCGTGCTCGAGGTCGAGGCGATCTTCGCCAGGCCGCCGTCACACCTGACGAAGACCGGGGAGCCACGCTCCACGGCCCCGGCGTGGCCGCCGCGGTGTGACTGGGACAACCTCGGCAAGGGCGTCTCCGACGCCATCAAGACCTCGGGGGCCGTGTTCGTCGACGACGACCAGGTCGTGGACGGCCGGGTCCGCAAGCGCTACGCCGCCAAGGGCGAGCAGGCCCGGACCGTGGTCACGGTGCGGAGGGCGTAGTGGCGACGCGGCCGGCCAAGCCGAACGGGAGACGCCTGCTCACGAGGCAGCAGGAGATGCTCGTCCGTCGCATGATCGCGGCGGGAGCGACCCAGGTCGCGGCGGCCCAGGCCGCGGGCGTGTCCTACTCGCTCCTCCGGACCCGCATGGCCGACCAGCTCCGGGACCTTCGGGTCGGGCGTGGCCGTGGCGGTGGCCGCGGGGCGTTTCAGGACCTCGACCGGGCGGAGATCGCGGCCCGGGCCGCTGCCCTGCGGGCGACGTGGACGCCCGAGCGGACCCTGGAAGCGTGGAACCCCACCTGGAAGCCGCTCCCGGACTTCGCCGGTGACGACGACACGGCGAGACTCTGACCATGCCACGAGTACCGCCACCGCGCCGCTCGCCGCCCAGGAACCTCCGGATCCTGTCGCTCCTCCGGAAGCAGCTCCGGCGGGCCCCGGCGTCGCCGAACACGATCCTCGCCGAGAACGGCCACCAACTCCAGGCCGAGAACGGCCACTTCCTCCGGACGGAGTCCTGATCCATGCCCGACGTGAAGATCTCCCAGCTCCCGGCCGGCACGGCGAACGCCAACTCGGTCGTCCCGGCGACGAACGCGGCCGGCACGACGACCGAGAAGATCACACTCGGGGCGATCCGCGACCTGGCTCACACCCACTCCGGGAACGACATCACCTCGGGGACCGTGGCCGCGGCCCGGCTCGGGACCCACGCCTCGACCCACCAGACGGGAGGCGCGGACGCGATCAACCCCGTGATCGTCACGCCCGGGAGCCTGTCGACCAGCCAGAACGACTACGCCCCAGGGGTGTGCGACATCCTGCGGCTGACGAGCTCGACGGCGATCGACATCACCGGCCTGGTCGCCCCGAGCGTCGATGGTGCGCTCCGGCTCCTGATCAACACGAACGCCAGCGGCGGCTCGGCGATCACGCTCAAACATGAGAGCGCCTCGAGCACGGCCGCCAACAGGTTCCGCAACACGACCGGCGGCGACTACATTCTCGCGGCCGACGGCGGCTCCGCCGTCCTCACCTACTCATCCGCAATCTCTCGGTGGAGGATCTTGTGAGCCGTTGGCAGCGTCTGGCATTTCGTGCGAAGCAGTTTGACCCGCGGACGGTTCCGGGCCTGAAGATCTGGTACGACGTTGCCAATACAGCGTCGATGACGTTTAACGGAAGCACTGTCTCGCAGATTAACGACCTAAGCGGCAACGGCTTTCACGCCACTCAAAGCACAGCCAACAATCAGCCGGCATACAGCGCGACGGCTGTCGACTCGCGCCCAGGATTGACACATGACGGCACTGATACGTTGATGTCTGCGGCGACGCCGTCCAATTTGGTTTTGAACGGCAGCACATCTCCAGCTCTTACGCTCGTCATTGTTGCCAGTTCTACGTCGCCCAATGCCGGTTTGACGATTGGGTGCGACCCTGTTGCCAACGGGCGACTTTCTGCGTCTTTGCCATTCGACAACAACGCCACGAACGCATATTGGGACGTTGCTGGGACTGGTGGCGGAAGATTGGCGTTTTCAATTAGCACGGCACAGCGTGCCACCGGGATTTACGTTTTGCAACGCAATGGCGCATCTATGTTTGTTCGGAGGAACGGCATCGAGTTAGCGTCTAAGGCGAACGCCAGCCAGACCTTTTCAGCCTCTAGTTCCACCTTTGGTATTGGGCAAATCACGACCTCTGGCTTTTCTGGCGTTTGGTCCCAGTGCCTGGTCTACAGTCAAGCGTTGACTGTGCTGCAAATCCAGGCAGTGGAGCGATACCTCTCGCGTCTCACTGGCGTCGCGTTATGAGATATTTTCGGAGTTCCAGCGACGAAGTCTACGAGCAAGCACGGCTGACGCTGGACGCTGCGTGGGGACACCCGAACTCAGCCACTAAGACCGTAACCTGTGTTGACCCTGCAAGCGTCGCTCCTCGTGACGCACAAGGGCGGATTGTGCTGGCCGTGAACGATGAGTTCTGCCAGTACGAAGCCGCTGCTGCCATGCTGCCGCAACTGCTCGCGAGCGGTGCCGTTGAGGAACTGACCGAAGCCGAGTACCGGGCGGCACTGCCGCAGCCGCAGGAGCCGTAGGCCATGCCCGCCCGCGTCGAACGCTGGCGGCCGCACAAGCTGCGGCACACGCACACGAAGGAGCGGGCCCACTACACCTCGAGCGAGTGGCGGGCCAAGCGGGAGCGGATCCTGATCCGCGACGACTACACCTGTCGCGACTGCCGCCGCGTCTGCTATGGGGCCGACGCGCACGTCGACCATGTGATCCCGCTCGAGGACGGCGGGACGGACGCGGACGCGAACCTGGCCTGCCGCTGCTCGTCGTGCCACGGGCGCAAGACCCGGCGGGAGCAGGGGGCGAAGGGCTACCTGTGACGCCCGGCGGCGTCGCCGAGGGGGGTGGGGTCGGCCGGAAGCCTGCCATTTTGTCCCTAGCCCCGCGAGCCCTCTGCGCGAATTAATGGGGAGTTTTGAAAAATGGGAAGTCGAGGACCAGCCCCGCAGCCTGGGAGCAGCGAGACCAAGCGGCGGAGAAACACCATGTACCGCAAGACACCGACGGCCCCGGCCGGCGACATCGCCCCGACCGCCTCTGTCCAGAAGGTCCCGCTGGCCCTGGCGTTCTGGGAGCGGACCGCCCCGATCCTGATCGCCGACGGCCGCCTGACCGCCGACCGGGTCGACGCCTTCGCGATCCTCTGCCGCCTCCATGCCGAGATCGAGCAGCTCGCCGACCAGGTCGCCGCCGAGGGCTGGATCACCGCGACCGAGAAGGGCCAGGCCGCGAGCCCGGTCGCAAAGCTGCTCCGTGACTCGCGGCGGGACTTCGTCACACTCGCGAGGGACTTCGGCCTGACGGCCGCGGCCGCGGCCCGGATCCCGCAGGAGCTGCCCAGTGGCGAAGAAGACGACGACGAGGAGGACCAGGTCCTCCGCAACCTCTCGATCCGCGGCACCTAAGCCGGGGGCGTCGACCGACCCGACGAAACGGCCCGAGTACCTGCCCGGGTACCAGTGGGACGAGGCGGCCGCTACCGCGCCGGTGAAGTTCATCACGACGCTGTGTCGCCACCCGGACGAGCGCGGCGGCGAGCCGCAGCGGATCGACCTGATCGAGTGGCAGAAGGAGCAGGTCCTCCGCCCGCTGTTCGGATGGCGGCGGCCGGACGGCCGGCTCCGTTTCCGCCGGGCCGGGATCTTCGTCCCGAAGAAGAACCGCAAGAGCTCGCTCATGAGCCAGCTCGCCCAATTCATGCTCACCTGCCACGCCCCGGCCCAGGACGTGTTCCTCGCGGCGAACGACCGGCTCCAGGCCCGGACGATGTACCGGATGGTGAAGCAATCGGTCGAGGCGTCGCCGAAGTTGTCCAAGATGCTCGAGGTCGTCGACTCGCGGAGCATCATCCGCAACCGCGAGACCGGGAAAGAAATACGCTGCCTTTCTTCTGACAGCTGGCGGAACGAAGGCTTGAACGGCTCGGTGATCCTGGAAGAGATCCACAGCTTCCGGACGCCCGACCTGGTCGACGCCCTGATCTACGCGACCCGCGGCACGGCGAACGGCCTCGTGATCTCGATCTCGACGGCCGGGTCCGACCGGAACGGGATCGGCTGGCGCTGGTGGCAGGACTGCGAGCTGGCGATCAAGGACCCGAAGGCGAACCCGACCTTCTACGGCCTGATCTACGCCGCGGCCGAGGACGACGACTACTCCGACCCGACGGTCTGGCGGAAGGCGAATCCGTCGATGGGCGTCGCGTTCCCCGAGGACGAGTTCGCGGCCGACTACCAGGACGCCTGCACCGACGCGAGAAAGTTCTCGAAGTGGCTTCGGTATTCCTTGAACGTCTGGCAGGCGGCGGACTCCCGCTGGATGGTGGGCGCGATCGACTGGTCCGCCTGCTCCGCCGGCCCGGCCGAGCGGCTCGCCGGCCGGCCGTGCTGGGTGGGCGTCGACCTTGCGTCGAACCTCGACATGACCGCGGCCGCGTTCGTGTTCAAAGAACGGGACGGGTCCTACGCGGTCGAGTGGAAATACTGGGTCCCGCGTGAGACGGTCGCCGACCGCGTCCGCGAGGGGATCCCATACGACGCCTGGATCCGGGACGGCTGGGTGACCGTGACTGACGGCCACCGGCTCGACCACGAGGCGGTCGCCCGCGACATCGTGGCCTACGGCGAGACCCACGAGATCCGGGCCGTCGGCGTCGACCCGTGGCAGGCCGGGGCCCTGGAGACCCTGCTCCAACGCGAGGGCCTGACGGTCAAGGACATCCCGCAGCGGACCGCGTACCTGAACGCGCCTTGCAAGCTGCTCGAGGGCCTGGTCGTGGAGAAGCGGCTCCGGCACGGCGGGAACCCGGTCGCGGCGTGGAACGCCAACAACGTCTGCGTCTACACCGACGCGACCGGCATGATCAAGCCGGACAAGGCGAAGAGTACGGAGAAGATCGACGGGATCGCGGCCCTCGTGAACGGCCTCGCCCTCGCGAGCACCGACGAGGACGACGTGTCGACGAGCCTCGACGACTACCGGATCACGCTGATCTGACGGCCGGCGGACTTCGCCGGACGGGGCGGCGGCCGGACGATTGCGGGGACCTCGAGGCCCCCACATGCCGCGCAAGCCCGCAGCCACCAAGCCCGCTACCCGGCGGACGCCTCGCCGGCGGGCCGCCCCCAAGGCCGTCGAGGTCCGCTCCGTCTGGTCGCCGCTCGGCTTCGGGGCGATCTCCGCGAGCGACATCGGTACCACCGAGGCGATCCGCGTCTCGTCGATCCTGGCGGTCGTCCGCTGGATCGCCCAGGCCGTGGCGGTCATGCCCGTCCAGATCCTGCGGACGCTGCCCGACGGCCGCAAGGAGGACGCAAACCTCCCCTGCTCCTACACCATCCGCAAGCGGCCCAACACCTGGCAGAGCGCGTTCGACTTCTGGCAGCTCGTCGCCTACTGGACCGCCCTCCACGGCAACGGCTACGCCCGCGTGATGCCCGGCGCTCGCGGCTTCTGCTCCGAGCTGCGGCCGCTCCACCCGACGCGGGTCCGCGTGGTCCGCAACCGCGACTACTCGGTCTCCTACGAGTTCTGGGGCGACAGCGGCGCGTGGGAGCCGGTCCGCGAGCCGGTGATTCATTGGCGGTGGCTCTCGGACAATGGCCTGGTCGGCATGGCGCCCTCCGAGCTCTGCGGGACCTCGATCGCCCTGGCCCGCCAGCTCGACATCGCGGCCCAGTCGTTCTGGGCCAACTCGGCCCGGCCCGACATGGTGATGGAGCTCCAGGAGAAGATCCCCGACGAGGCCATGGCCGCCCTCCGGGCCCAGCTCCGCGAGATCTACGGCGGGCCGAAGAACCGCGGCTCGGTCGCGGTCCTCCCGAAGAAGACCCAGCTCAAGCCCATCGAGTCCAACTCGATGGAGGCGAACCAGTACCAGGAGCTGCGGGACTCGATCCTCCCGGACGTGGCCCGGGCCTGGGGCGTGCCCTCGACGCTCGTCGGCGATCACAAAATGGCCCGATGGAGCAACGTGGAGCAGGAGCATTTGAGCGCCCAGATCTGGACGCTGCTCCCGTGGGCCCGCCGGATGGAAGGCCCGCTCGACATGCTCCTCCAGCCGGTCTACGGCGAGGACGTGTACGCCCGGCTCGACAACCGCGGGATCCTCCGGGCCGACACCGCCGCCCGCGTGCAGCTCTACCAGTCGCTGTTCAACATGGGCGCTCTCAAGCCGCAGGAGCTCCGCGAGTTCGAGGACCTCCCGCTCCTCGACGATCCGGCCGCGAACCAGACGTACATGCAGCTGGGCTTCTCGACGCTCGCGAACGCGGCGGCCGCCACCGACGCGCCGCCGGCGGCCGCGGATCCGATGGTCGCCCAGGACCAGGCCGCGCCGGTCGACGAGGTCTCGACGGACACGCCCGGGGAGCCCATGCCATGAACGACATCGAGCGCCGCTACCTCCTGACCGCCGACACGCCCGAGGCGATCGCCGTCGAGCGACGCGACGGCGAGCCCGCCGTCCTGGCCGGGATCTCGCCGCCGTGGGAATCGCTCTCGGTCGACCTCGGCGGCTTCCGCGAGAAGTTCTCCGCCTCCGCGTTCGACGACCTGATCGCCCGCCACCCGAACGACCCGCGGCCGAAGATCGACGTCCCGTTCCTGTTCAACCACGACGCGAACGAGATCACCGGCCGGACCTCGAACGGCCGGCTGACGATCACGAAGGAGGCCCGCGGCCTGGGCTACCGGCACACGCCGCTCATGACCACGCGCGGCCGCGACCTGGTGATGATGGTCGAGGACCGGACGATCACCGGGGCCTCGTTCGCGTTCACCGTCGCCGAAGGGGGCGAGCAGTGGACCGAGGACGAGCGGGGCAACGTGACCCGGACGGTCACGAAGGCGTCCGGCCTCTACGACATTTCAGCGGTCACGAGCCCGGCCTACCCGTCGAGCTCGATCGCCCCGCGGTCGCTCGACGCCTGGCGGGCCGCCCGCCGCATGGCCGAGGCCGGGGGCCAGGCCCGCGGCCTGACGATCTCGCTCGACTACGACCGGACGTTCACCGCGGCCCCGGGCCTGTGGCGGTCGTTCGTGGTCGACGCCGTGGCCCGCGGGAACCGCGTGGTGTGCATCACCCGCCGCGACGACACCGAGGAGAACCGGCACGAGCTGCGGCTCGCGTTCGGCGACCTCGAGGTCGCCCAGATGATCCTCTGCGGCACGGGCACCCAGAAGCGCGACGCGGCCAAGGCCGCCGGCGTCGAGGTCGATGTCTGGATCGACGACTTCCCCGAGGGGATCGTCTCGGTCGACACCGCGCCGGCGGCCGCTCGCTCGTTCAAGGTCTCCACGCTCGCCGGGGCCAGGGCCGCCGCGGCGGCCGCCGTCGCGAGGATGCGGACCCATGCCGGCTAACCGCTGCACGAAGTGCGGCGGCCGCTGCCGCGTCGAGAGCTCGAAGCGGTGCGGACACGAACAGGTCCAGTACGTCGAGTGCCAGACCTGCCGGCAACGCCGCCGCCAGGTCGTGCCAGCCGAAACCATCTGGAGGCGCAAATGATCGCCGAGGCCCCCATCGCAGCGGCCGGAGACCGTGCCGGCCTGCTCGACAAGATCGCCGCGTTCGTGTCGGCCGCCCGGGCCGTGTCCGCCGACGGCCTCACCTGGGCGGAGTTCGGCGAGCTGATGGTCGGCCTCCTCCGCCTGGTCGTGGCCGTGCTCGACACGGTGACCACGCTCACCGGCGAGCAGAAGAAGGCCCTCGCCCTGGAGGCCGTCGGCGACCTGTTCGACGCCGTGGCCGACCGGGCCGTCCCGCCGATCGCCTGGCCCGTCTGGATCGTGGCCCGGCCTGCCGTTCGCTCGCTCGTGCTGGCGCTGGCCTCGGGGGCGATCGAGCAGCTCCTCCCGCTCGTGAGGTCCAAGTGATCACCGTCGCGCTCATCGCCGCCGCCGTCTACCTGTTCGCCGGCGACCGGATCGGCCATCTCGTCGCGGCCTTCGCCGAGAAGGCCCCGACCATCGAACGGCGTCACCTGGTCGGGGCGGCGCTGCTCGCCGCCGCCGCCGTGATGTGGGCCCGGTCCGAGCCGCAGTCGCCGACGCCCGCCCCCGGCCCGGCCCCGGATCCGGCGATCAACCTCCGCGGGATGTTCGTCGGCCCCGACGCGGCGGCCGACGCCGCGGCCGTGTCGGCCCACTTCGCGGAGCTGGCCGACGAGCTCGAGCACGACGGCCAGCAGGCCGAGCCGCTGATCCGGACCGGCGTGGCGTGGGACGAGCTGCGGACCCGGGCCAAGGCCCTCCGCTGGAAGGGCGTCTCGCTCGGCGAGAAGCATCCCCGGGCCCGCGAGGCGATCCGCGAGTACCTGGACCGGACCGCCGGCACGAGCGGGGCCCCGCTGTCCCCGGCCCAGCGGTCGACCTGGGTCGCCGCCTACCGCGAGATCGCGAGGGCCGCCGATGTCTCGCGCTGACGCCCGCCACCTCCGCCTCCTGGCGTTCGTCCTGCTCCTGGGCGTGGCCGCCGCGTACCTCGTGGGCGGTTTGCGGGCCCGGCCTGCCGGCGGCTGGTTCGGCCTCGACGGCGAAGCCGACTACGGCTACCGGCCGGACCCCGAAGGCGTGGCCGCGTTCCTCCGCGAGCTGCCCGAGCCGATGTTCCGCGACGCCGGAGCCGAGACGCTCCGCGAGACGAAGGGCGTCGACACGTTTCTGTACCGCTCCGCCTACAAGGCCCACCAGGCCCTCTACGCGAAGCCCTGGGTGGTCGAGCGGCAGGGGATCGGGGACTGCGTCTCATGGGGCTGGGCCCATGGGATTTGGATCGCCCAGTGTGTCGACTGGGAGACCGGCCGGCTGGCGAACCCGCCGCCGTTCCCGGCCACCGAGGCGATCTACGGCGGCTCGCGCGTCGAGGCCCGCGGCAAGCCGGGCGACGGCAAAGCGGCCGTCGGCGGCTGGAGCGACGGCTCGTACGGCGCGGCCGCAGCCAGGTGGGTCAAGGACTGGGGCGTGGTCTACCGCGAACAAGTCGGTGGCCACGACCTCCGCGTCTACTCGCCGGACCGGGCGAAGCAGTGGGGGGCCTACGGCAACGGCGGCCAGGGTGACGGCGGCAGGCTCGACGCGCTCGCGAAGAAGCACCCGGCCCAGCACGTCGCCATGGTCAAGACGTTCGCCGAGGCGGCCGCGGCGATCGAGGCGGGCTTTCCGATCCCGGTCTGTAGCCTGGTTGGCTTCGAGTCCGTCAGGGACCAGCACGCCTACGCGAAAGCCTCGGGCCAGTGGGCTCACTGTATGGCCTTCGTGGCGGTCCGCTACGCCAAGAACGGCTCGCCCGATGATGCCCTGCTCTGCCTCAACTCCTGGGGGCCGCGGTGGATCTCCGGGCCGAAGTGGCCGGCCGACATGCCCGAGGGCTCGTTCTGGGTTCGCCGGGCCACCGTCGAGCGGATGCTCGCGAACCAGCCCGACTCCTTCGCCGTCGGCTCCGTGGCCGGCTTCGGCTGGCGTGATCTCTCGAACGACGTTCTGACCCCGCCCCCGCCCGACCAGGCCAACGCGGCCCCGGCGCTCGGCCTTGCCCTTTGAGGATCCCATGCAGATCAACCGCTCGACGCTGCTCGTCCTGGTGATCGTGTTCGCCGCCGGCTGGTGGACCAGTTCGCGGCCCGCCCCGACACCGACGCCGCCCGACCGGCCCTTCCTCCGCTGGATCGCCAAGGCCGCGAAGAACCTGCTCTGGATCGCCATCGTCGCCGAGCCGCCGCCGGCCGAGCCGACGACCCGCGTCGTCCATGCTCGCGTCGACCGCGACGGGTTCCGGATTCTGGAAAACGGAAACACGCTATGACGCTCTGGCGCTGGCTGATCGCGTTCCTGACCTGGCTCTCGGCCGACCCGCAGGCCGCGGACCTCGAGCACCCACGCGCGGCCGCGGCGGTCTCAGCCGCCCGGGCGTCGATGCTCGTCGAGGCCACGCCGCCAGCACCGGCGCCGCAGCCGACGCCGCAGGCGTGCGACTGCGGGCAGACCTGCGTCCGCGGTGTGTGGAAGCCCGACGGCCGCGTCGAGCAGATCTGCCGCTGCCAGTGTGACCGTTGCAAGCGGTCGCGGGTGACGGGCCGAGTGCCCGAGGCGTGCCCGGACGGCCGCTGCCCGACACGCTGAGAAAACGTCCTACCGTAGAACGCGGCCAACTTCGCCGGTCGCGTGGTCGCTCTTATCGTGCGGGCGTCTTTCGGACTCCGTACACCCACACGCAAGGACGCGACCCATGCCTTCCGCCAAGCAGCTCCGCCTTCAGGACGAGGCCGCCAGCATCGCCACCGAGATCGAGACCCTCCGTGCCATGCCGGCCGCCGACGACGCCGAGAAGGCGAAGATCGAGGAGCGTCTCAACGAGCGCGCCGCCCGCGCCGTCGAGGTCGCGAACGAGGCCGCCGCGGAGAAGGCCCTCGACGACAAGGTCGCGGCCCTCCGCCAGGTGACCGCCACCAGCGACAGCGACAGCCGCAAGACGGCCGAGAAGGCCGAGTCGCGGCGTGGCCCGGCGATCCACATCGCCGGCAAGTCGCTCCGCGGCTTCGGCACGACCGAGGCGGCGGAGAAGGCCGGCCGGTTCCTGCGGGCCCTCGCCCGCGGCGACATGGCCGAGGCCCGGGCGATGGGCGAGACCAGCCCGACGTACGACGGCCAGGGCGCCGAGCTCGTGTCGCCGGAGCTGTTCAGGGGCTATATCGACGTTCTCGGCTACCAGTCGGTCGGCCTCCAGCTCGCCCAGGTCTACACGACCTCCAGCCACACGCTGGAGATCCCGAAGATCGGCGAGATCGCGGCCGAGTGGTTCGACGAGCACGAGGCCGTGACCGAGGACGAAGCCACCACCGACAAGGTGACGATCGCCCTCCACAAGGCCGGCCGGATCCTGTCCTTCTCGAACGAGCTCATCCAGGACTCGGCCGCGGTGGTCAACCTGGCCCAGCTCGCCGCCAACCGGTTCGGTCTGGCGATCGCGAAGAAGGTCGACGAGGTCTGGCTCCAGGGCGATGTCGGCAAGGGCATCGACGGCCTGGTCGACGAGGTCTCGGGCGCGAACGAGGTCGAGGCCGGCACCGACTACGACGGTGCGGACCTGGCCTCGGTGGTCGGCAAGATCGACAGCCGGGCCATGAACACGGCCTGGGTCGTGTCGTCCGCCGGCTGGGAGCACCTGATGAAGTCGAGCGTCGTCTCCCAGTCGACGACCATCGGCGAGCGGGTCCTCCCGACCGTCATGGGCGCCCCGGTCTACAAGTGCCTCGGCCTGCCGGCCGGGACGCTGGCCCTCTACGGCGACTTCGCCATGGCGACCGCGGTGGCGGTGAAGGCGAACGGCCTGGTGATCTCGGCCTCCGAGCACGCCGGGTTCTCGACCGACGCCGTGAAGTTCCGCGGCCTCCAGCGGTTCGGCCTGGTCAACCACGACGCCTCGTTCGTGGCGAAGCTGGTCGAGGCGGGTAGCTGATCTCTCGCGACGCCCCCACGCAGAACGCCCGGCGGGGGCATGGATGCCTCCGCCGGGCCGTTGCGTTTCAGGAGGACCCTGTGGCCGACCTACACCCGATCCGCCTCGTGAAGGCCTACCGCGGCTACAAGGCCGGCGTCGTGATCCAGGCCACCTCTGGACTCGCGGAGCGGCTGGTCGAGGATGGCCTCGCGGTTCGCGAGACCCAGCGGCCGCTGCTCGATCAGGCCGGCGACCGGCGGATGGAGCGGGCCGTGGCGGCCCCGGCGGTCGAGACCAGGAGCGCCAGACATGCCCACTAAGGTCCGCCTGCCGGGATCGACGAGCCGCGTGATTCGCCTCAACAGCAGCTCGGGCCCCCGGGAGGTGATCGTCACCTTCGCCACCGGCGAGGATCTCCCGGCCGGCGACCTCTACGCCACGGCCACGAGCCGCGACGACGAGATCCTGCTCGAAGTGTTCGACGCCACGGGGAGCGACGGCGTTGTGACCGTGGTCGCCACGGTCGACCCGGCCGACCTCGAGGAGTTCGGCCGCCGCGTCTGGACCGTCGAGGTCGGCACACTCGACGGCGGCTCCGGGTCCGGCAGCGAAGACGACACGGCCTACGTCATGTTCGCGGGGAGCGTGGTCTTCGACCAGGTGACCCCGAAGGTGATCGCGTCGACCACCATCCAGGAGGCCGCCTCGTGAGCAAGCCCGACACCGTCCGCGTGATCTCCCAGCCCGAGGCCGAGCCGGTGACGCTCTCCGAGGCGAAGCTCCAGCTCGCGATCAACGAGGCGTTCACAGAGTTCGACACGCTGATCGCCGACAAGATCGCCGCCGGTCGCCGCTACATCGAGAAGCGGCTCGGCCAGACGCTGGTCGCCACCGAGTACCGCGCGACCTGGGCCGAGGTCCCCGCGGGCCGCGTTCTCCATCTGCCGAATCCGCCGCTCCTGACCGGCTCGGTCTACGACCTGGTCGCGACCGTGGGCGGGGAGGAGGTCGACGCCGGGGACCTCGAGGTCGACGAGGACGCCATGCCGGCGAAGGTGACAATCCCGGCGAACGTCTCCGGAAAGGTCGTCGTGACCTACTGGGGCGGCGTCGAGCCGGGCGACCCGATCGAGCCGAACGTAAAGGCGGCCCTCCTGATGTTCGTCGAGCACACGTTCAAGAATCGCGGGATCGTCGCGGAGGATGGCTCGGTCGAGCTGCCGCAGGCGTTCGACGCCCTCCTCGCCTCCTCCAGCCATTCGGGGGCCTGGTGATGGGCGTCGTCGCCTCGGGCCGGATGCGGGAGCTGTTCGCGATCGAGTCTCCGACGGAGACGCGGAACGCGGTCGGCGAGCTCGTCCAGGAGTGGACGGAGGTCGGCCGGACCTTCGGGTCATACGACGCGCTCTCGTACAACGAGCAGGCCCGCCGCGGCCAGGTCGGCGGCACGACCTCGGCCACCGTCATGATCCGCTACTACCCGGGCCTCCAGGCGAATTGGCGGCTGCGGTGGCTCTCGCGGGACGACCGCCTGCTCTACATCTCGGGCGTGATCGAGCAGGGATTCCGCGAGGCGATGGAGTTGTCCGTGGAGGAGCAGGCAGCATGATCTCTCTGAACTTCGGCAGTCTGTCGTCACAGATCGGGGCGCTCGCCGCGAACTACCAGGAGCTGCCGCGGCACATCGGCAAAAAGCACATGATGGCGAGCATGCGCCGCGCGATCAAAGCAGCGAACGGCGTGGCCCGGCTGCGGTCCAACACGCCCCCGGTCGGCACGCGGCGCGGCCGCCGCCGCAAGGGCGAGCGTCGTCTCTTCACTGGTGCCCTGCGGCGTGCGGTGACCACGCGGGCGCGGTGGATCGGCAACAACAAGACCGGGGCCGCGGTCGCCGGGCTGGGATACAAGTACGGGATGGAGTCGCGGAAGGCGATCTGGCACGAGTTCGGCACGACCCGCATGGCCGCCCGCCGGATGATGGACCAGACGTTCCACGAGATTCGCGGCCCGGTCGCCTCGCGGCTGGTCGAGGAGCTGCGGGTCGGCCTGGAGCGTGCGGCGGCCGAGCTCGCCTCCGGCAAGAACCCAGGATACAAGGGCTAACCCATGCCAGGATCCGGCGAGACGCTCATCCAGACCTGGCTCCGCGAGACGCTGGAGTCGGCCACCGGCTGCGACGCCTGGCCGCTCCTCGGGCCTGCCGGCGACCCGCCCTACCTCATGTTCTCCCAGGCCGGCCAGGCCGACGAGGACACGC